ATACTCTGAACTTGTGAAAGAGGTGGAAAAGCCGAATGAATAAACCACTTACACTCGGCAGCCTTTTTGACGGTTCTGGAACATTCCCGATGATGGGAATGCTCTCAGGCATTGTGCCAAAGTGGAGCAGCGAAATCGAGCCGTTTCCGATTGCTGTTACTACAAAGCGACTGCCCTTTGTAAAGCATCTCGGTGACATCAATAAAATCAATGGTGCGGAAATTGAACCCGTGGATATTATTACATTCGGTTCACCCTGCACTGACCTCTCGGTTGCTGGCAAACGTCAAGGTTTGAATGCGGAGCGTTCAGGTCTTTTCTTTCAGGCAGTCAGAATCATAAAGGAAATGAGGTGTGCAACAAATGGAAAATATCCGAGATTTGCAGTGTGGGAAAATGTCGCAGGAGCTTTC